GACCTTCTTTAAATGAATGACCACCAGAGCAAGTAACCACGACAGGAGTTGCTGTTGAAGCGCCTGTTATAGTTGCAGATTTTTCAGTTGATATGCTTTCGACAATACCAGTTGCACCCGAAGTACCACCAGTTACCTTTTCACCAGTTGTAAACCCAGAAGCATTACTAATTGTGCCATCAACCTCGATAGTAGTAAACATTTCTACATCAAATAGATATGATTTAAATACACTTGTTTGAGCAAATATTTTACTTGAAGCAGTACCTGATCTATGTTCAAAGCCTCTTATTTTTGCACGACCAATTTCAGCGTCTGAAACAGTTGATTTTGCGCCTGGTGTGGAAGTTAATTCGTTCATTAAACTTACTGTACGATATGGTGAAACATCTGAAGCATTTGACCCGGTTACAACACCCATATCAGGTAAACTATGAACATTGGTCACATTAACAAAGTTTCCTATATCAAAAGTAGTTTTATTATTGTTAACAGTTGCAAAGTCTCTTGCCTTATCAATATCTTTTATGGCTTGAGATATTTTTTCTATCTCATATCCTTTTACATACGCTTTACCAGGAGATAAAAGAGCGGCAAGTTTAGCAGTAGAGGCAGTTCCGTTATCTTCAGTTGTATCACCATCAGAATAAATACCTCTATTATTACTAGCAAGTACACTCTCTCTAATATCTAAATCAAAATCTCTTACAGCATAATCACCAGATTCATCAAAGGTTCTTCTTGCCATTGTATCTTCAATTACATTAAATTGTGTAGCACGAACTTGTTTTACTAGAATTCCGTTAACTACTCTTGCTAACTCAATGAAAGAAGTATCTGTGGTTGCAGTAAGTGCTAATTTTGTTAAAGTAAGGGTAAGTTTTAATCTATGAGCACCTGGGGCATTTTCGTTTGAAGAACCAGCAGCGTTATCGTTTAAGTTTCCATCTTCAGTAGATGTATTAGTAATTTCATTTACATTAAGACCAATTCTATATGAAGGTGTATTTGTGTACTTATCTAATAATATTTTTTGTGCTTCATTTTTTACAAAAAATCCTCTAGTATAAAAAATACCTGCTTCTACTTGAGCAGCAGAACCAGTTGCTGTTGAAGCAACAGCACAAGTAATTGAAGTATTTACACCAGAAATAGAAACTGTAGCGGTGATATTTTCACCATCAGTAAATGTACTTGAAGTTTTATTAGAACCTGAATTTGTGTATTTAACAAATAATGTATTAGGATCAGTACCATCGGTAACTACTGAATTTATAACAGTTGCCTGAACACCAGAAGTTGCACCAGTAAATACGCCACCTTCTAAATTTGAAAGAGTTGAAGTACCAGAGAATGAAGTAAGTTTAACTGCTTCATATTCATCACTAACAGAAATCTGACCAGGTATAACCATAGCACCTTCTTTGAAGATGTTATTACCAAATCTTTCTATTTGATTTTGAAGTATAGTTTGTGCTTGAGTTAGCTCTCTTGCTTGAACAGCATAAGATGGTCTGAATAGTACTCTATGGTAGTTATTACTGTCAGCATAATCGTCATAGTATGGACTGACATTAAAATCCGTTAAGGTTGCCATGTGTTTTCCTAGAACTCAATAATTAGTTTAATATTTTCTGTCTGGTCAGAAGCACGGGAAATAGGCGACCTGTGTTCTACATAGATTATATCTCCTGAATCGGGTTGAATTTCGGGATTAGAATAACCGGATGCGAATACAACAGCATTAACAGTTGCACTTGAACCTGTATCTGGAGTTGCAGTTGCACTTGAACTTTGTCCTGTTATCACATTTGCACCACTAAATGCTGTCAAATTTCCATTTGCGTCTGTACCATAATCTGGGAATCTAGTTTGACAATAATATAAAATTTTATTATCAGAATCCCAAGATACTACTCTACCAACAGCACCAGTTGTCGCTTGATTTATTTCTTCATCAATCGTAAATGTGCCTGGTGTTGGTGATGAAGCAATTTTAATTGCCTTAGCACCTCTTAATGTAGTACCAGTTGAAACAGTTGAAGTACCGAAGTTTGTTGGGTCTCTTACAATACCTACTGTTCTAAAATCGTTTGTTGCTAAAATATCTGAAGTACCTTCACTACCAGTTAAGTCTGTATTCATCATTACGAAGAAACCACCTAATTCTTTTACAGCGTCTTTACCGTGACCACCTTTAGGCGGTATAATTACATTTAAATTTCCACCAGATCCAGCACCGCCAGCATTAGTTGCAGCGATTATATCTGCATTACGAATATATGCATAAGTATAACCTGTACCTGCAGTTGTTATTGTTGCGGATGTAATTGCACCTGAAGTTAATGTTACCGAAGCAACACCACTTGAACCATCACCACGAATAGGTACAGCAGTAATTGTTCCTGAAGTTGCACCACCACTTACATTATAAGAAGAACCACCAGCAGCAACAAGAATAGTATCTAACGCACCATCAACAGCCGCAGCTGCCACAGTTGAATTAGTTGCAACCGGCATAAAGTCAGTTGATACAAAGTTTGTAACCTGTGTTGTACTTAGTGAATACATATACTTCCATCTGTATCCATCAGCAGTTGAGAATATAGAATTTGAAGTAGAAGTTGGTTCACTAGTTGACGCTGTATTTCCATCATTTTCAATGCATTTATAAACAGCGTTAGCTGAATTAATTACATAGAAAGTTGCGTCAAATAAATTTGTTGCACCGCTATTAGCAGTATTTGAAGAACTTATATTATGTTCATACATATCATAAGTTGTACCAGTTGTCCATGTTCTTTTAGGAATAACTTGAGAAACATCTGAAGAAGCAACCTTTTTTAAACCAAGAATTTCATCATAGTTATAAAATTCTGATACTACATCATCATTTGGTGTAGGTGGTGTAGAATCAGTACCTTCTACTACCGAGTTTCCTTGTACATCTAAGTCTGTTTGCCAAGTAGATGATCTACCTATAAACAGATAATATGCAGTTGCAGCCGATTCTGAAAAAGACTCTACGAACTGTTCCGCATTGTTTAATCTAAATTTTGAAGTGATAATTGCAGCCATTTTTTATTCCTATTTAACTATTTATACAATCTTAATGAAGATTGACCCAGTTTCCTCCTGTATATACTTGTAATTTATCGTTTGTTGAATCATAACAAACAAGACCGTTTGTTGGGTTAATACTTTCTTTTGTCGCAAGAGAAACAACAGGTGCTCTCATAAGATCACTTGCTTTTAGTACATCAACCTCTGGCATAGTACCATTGTCAATATTAATTGATCTATCAGCGGCAGCAGTAAAGAACACATCTACTGTGGCAGTGTATGAAGTATTATCATCTGTGCCACCAATAACTACTGAAGGTGTAACCGTCACCGTAAAGTTTCTAACACCGTCAATCATTGTTAAAGCATCCTCTACTGAATATTCAGCAGTCTTTGTAGATCCTGGCGTCAATGTACCTGAAGTAAATGCAGCAACGACTGAAGGATCAAGAGCAACACTATTAAAGTTAATTGATACACCGAAACTTGCGAATGAAGGTACGAAACTAGTTGTTGATCCGCCTGCAGGTGTAATCTTAATAGCGAATGTTAATGTACCTTTGTTGAGTGAAGTGTCTGCCGAATTGAATACAGCAGAAACAGCACCGAATGAGTTTGAAGTTGAACCGTCTTTTGTTAATGAACCAGACGCAATAGATTTTGAAACTTTTGCTCTTTGTGCCGAACTAGTACCAGGGTTTGTATTATCAGCAGTATAACCAGATGATGAAGTTGAAGCAGTAATACCACCAGTTGTACCAGCAGAACCAGTTGTTGTAATACCACCAGTTATATCACCAACAAAGTTAGTTGAAGTAACCGAAGATAACCCAGCATAAGTTGTAACCGTTGCCCCTAAAGCAACAGCAGTACTACCGATTGTAACCGAAGCATTCGTAATTGCTGAATTAGGAATATTAGTTAATGTGTTGTTAGAAGCATTAATAGATTTGTTTGTTAAAGTATCAGTTGTTGCTTTACCGACTAATGTATCAGTAGCAGCAGGTAAGGTCACGGTAACATCAGCAGTTGAAGCAGGTCCAATTAATGTTGCCTTGTTAGTACCGTTGTTTGTACCTTCTAAAAATTCTATTTTACCAGCAGTTGTTGCTGTAGGACTTAATATCGGATTAGTTAAAGTTTTATTTGATAGTGTTTGTGTAGTTGAAGTAAACAAAGTATCTACTTGAGATAATAAAGCACGACCTTCAGTACCACCATCTGAAACTAAAATTTTATCACCAACAGCAAGTGTTGCACTTTCTAAATCAGTAGCGCCGTCTATATTAACAACCGCCTCAACATTACCATATGATAACTGTCCTGATCCGTCTGTTTTTAAAACTTGATTGGCAGAACCATCTGCTTGCGGCCAAGATTGTCCATCTAATACGATTGAACCTGAACCGTTAGGTGCGATAACAATGTTGTTATTACTTGCTGATACAATTTGTTTTGTATTAACATCTAAATTACCACCAAGTTGTGGTGTTGTATCTTCAACAATGTTTGCAAGTGTACTAGGTGTTGCCTTTGTGAATATCGAACCATTCCAAGTTAATACATCACCTGTACTCGGTGATCCTAAACTAATTTTTAAATCTGTACCATCACCTAATGCAGTATATAACTCATTAAAGTTATCATTTACTATATCACCGCCAGCACGAAGAGTAGTACCCCCTCCATCGTTTGCACTTGATCCTAAATTGATTGATTGTTTTGCCATATGAACTATTTATACGATTAAGTTAGATCGTCCTCATCAAAAGTTGAACTAGTGCTATCAAAAGTCCTAGTAGTTGTAGAGAAGTCCCCTACTGTTTTAGAAAATTCACTTGGGAATGCAATATTTGTCTTTAAATTTCTACTATTATTTGCAGGATCAAGTAATTCTGCTAATGTTAATGTAGTTCCGTTCAAAGTGCTATCTAACATTCCTGATAATTTATAATTTCCCCATTGGGTCACAGGAACACCAGTACCATTTATATATGGCCCTGAAAATAACCCAAATTGAAATGCATTTTTCATTCTAGGTCCTGCATATGCGAATCCGTGTTTTCTAACTTGACCTCTTATTTTAAAATCAAAATCTTCAGCATTACCTACTATTTTTACAGTTACCTTTCTGTTTACGGTAACATCTCTTGTACTTGCAGTATGTGTATCTCTATTGTCATTACCAACCGTAGGATTTGCTCTTAAACTTGTACCTCCAGTCGGTGTTCCCGCCCTTCTACCAAATACAGTAGAGAATAAGAATTTGTATGTAGAGAATAATGGTGTATCTTCAATACCAGATACAATACCCTCAACAGGAACAGAAATTTGTCCACTTACTCTTGTTGCAATTTTAACTTGACCGGTCACAGCAAAACCTGATGGATGTATTGCCTTTTTAATATAATCTCTCCATTTGTTTACACTTTCACCAACCTTTACAACATAAGAATAATCTTGATAGTATAAACTGTCTTGTATTCTTTTATCTTTTTCAGATAAAAACCCATCTTGAGTTGTAAATCTACCAGTTGTAGTTACCTTAGTTGCTTTAGTAGCTGTAGAAGTTCCTAAATCTACTCTTTTTACTTTAACAGTACCGCCACCAGAAAATGTTAATACTTGATCTTCAACGATAGCACCAGAGGTCATTGTTAGTTTCAATATATTTGTATTAGTATCAATACTAACTAGACTACCACCAGCAGCTCCAGTACCAGAAGTTTTTGTAAATGTTTCACTTGCTGATATTGAACCAGTTAATGCTGTATAGAAAACATAAGTAGGTAAAGTTACCGTTGGTGCTGATGTATAATTAATACCTTGATCAATAATAGTAAAGTTTTGAACTCTACCTATTTCACCACCATATGTTCTTATAACAGCACTTGATCCTGAAGAACTTGATACAGTTGCCGTTGGTAATGTTTTCATACCGAACCCACTTCTATTTACTCTTATATCTGTAATCTCACCAGTACCTGTGGTTGCATCCTCTTGAACTATTTTATCACCTTGGTAAGGATCGCCTGCCTGTGTACCATCTTCTAGTACAATATGATCTGCTGAGGTACCTGTTTCACCAGCAAATCCTCCATTAACTACTGAAACAACAGCCTCAGCACTTTGTCCTCCAGAGTTAGTATAACTAAAGGTTATCGTATCACCAACAACATAGTTTGACCCGCCATTTTCAATAACAATTTCATCAATACCTCCTGTACCTACTTCATTAACAATCCCTTGTCCACCTGATCCTGATATTGTTAGTAAATCATTTTCATTATATAAAGCACCATCATTTGTGATATTAAGTTTATCAAGTATAGTATTTACTGTACCTTTTGCAACCTTTGTACTGTCAGTATTATCAACAGCTGTAATAGTTGCTCCGTGAATAAAAGTTCCATCTACTGTTTCAGCATTTAATTCTAGCTCATACACAAAAGTTGCACCAATACTAAATGCGGTAACATTTTCTACAACAGCACTTGCCGTATTAGTACCACTTATCATTGTAATTGTTTGACCGATTGAATTTAGTAGATTGCCTGATGTTTGTAAAACTCTTAAAATAGTTTTTTCGTTAAATTGACCAATAGAAGGTTTTAATAAGTCTCTATTAGGATAATAGATATCAGGTGTCTCATTAAATAACATTTGAAAAAATAACTTATTGGCTTTTGATGTTCCTTTTGCACGATATAGGTCTCTTATATTTTTTATAGTTTTTCGTTTATCAACATCCGTATATAAATTTTCTGTGATACCTTGCATAAAAGATAATCTCATTGATGAAAGAAAATCATAGATTGTTTTATCAGCGTCAGCATAATTTAAAAGTTGTTGAATATTTTGTACAGGATTAGCACGATATCTTCCTACATTTGCTGTAGCACCTGAAATTGAACCTGTAATAAGCTCACCAGTTTTAAATCTAGAGTTTGCTGATATGAATAATCTTTTATTAGTTGTATCAGGACTTAAAATGGTTGCACTTGCACCTGTATCAGAACCAGTAACCGTTTCACCTAAAGTAAATGCAGAAGCAAAACTATTTTCTTCTAAAATAATAGTATCGCTATCTTCATATGTTAGTTTATTAAATAAATTAGGATTTTCTGTTTCTAGTAAAATTTCATCTTGCTCAGAAATATTTGTAAGTTGTAATTCAGCACTTTCTAAAAATATGTAATACGATTTAACAAAATCTACAAATCCAGGGTGTTCTGCTTGTACATATTCAGGAACTTGTTGCCCTACTAATGAAGATATTTTTTCTTTTAGGGTATAATAGTTTTCCATTTTAGTAAGATGATGTTGTTGTGTAACCTACTCCAGAAGCGCCAGAACCAGAACTGATTGTATCTACTTCGCCAGTAACCGTTGAATTAGTTGTATCTATATTTAATACTTGACCTCTAACAGGTGCGATATCATTTGAATCAGGTTTTGCAGTAACCCTAATTTTTGTTGAAACAGCACCATCTACATTTGATACAGCTGATATAATTGCCGAATTGATTTTTATAGTACCAGCAATATAGTCAACAGTACCCCAAGTATTATTCTCATAAGTCTTAACACCAGAAACTAGGTAGTAAAGTCTGATATTACCAGAACCGTCATCATTGAAAAAATATTCTCTATCAGTATTACTATCTATTTGAAATCCTGTTGATTGAATTACACCAACAGCAGAATTATGACCTGTATGAGGATTATAAATTGAATTATTAAAATCTACCGTATATGCCTGTGAGGCTGTAGAAGTTGTTTCTGGTTTAAATGATTGATACATTTGAACTGTGGTAATATTACTTAATATTGAAGAATCAACAGCGTCTATTTGACTAGTTAACTGTGAATGTCTAAACACACCAACAAAGTTATTTAAATTATTTTTACTATAATCTGATATAACAGTTTGAACTTTACTAGCAAGAGTTGTTGCATCCTCAATCGTTGCATTACTATCATATTTAAATACAGTTTTTAAAGTAATAAAAGTTGTTTCAGGATCTGATATAACAGGTCTAACTGAAGCAACAGCATAATCCTCTAATTGTGTTTTAATACTTTCTTTTTCAGCACTTGTTAAATTTGTGCCGTCAGCAGCCTTAATTGATACATACACTCTACCATATGCAGGCACAGAATTATCTTCACCACCCCACACTTGAATAGCACTTGCGGATGGATATATCTGTTTTACTAGTGTTTTATAATCAGCTGCAGTAACCGCTCTATCTTGAGCCGCATATTGTAAAGGTGCATTTAATTTTATTGAAGCAATATTTTCAGCGTTTGTACCACCAGATGATACTGAATTTGTAGTAACCGTGCCAGTAAATCCACCTACTGTACCTGATAATGTGAATGCTGAAGCACCATTAGAGGCAGCCTTATTGGTTACAATATATGTAAGTTTAACTATATTACCATCAGATGGTTTAAACCCGGTGACACCATCACCAAAATATATTTCAAATTTACCATCTTCTACTTCTTGACAAAAATATACTTTATCAGTAGCAGAGACACCAGCAATCGAACTTGCTTTTTTATATGTAAAACTTGTAGTATCAGTTGAAGAGTTTTGAACTAAAACTGATAATGTATTTAAATCAGCATTTGCATTATTAACAATAAATCTTTGCTCTTCATTTGTACTGTCAACGGTATAGTCAAAAGTGACTCTAGTACCTTCAAATACTTCAACCTCCGAAAAGGCATAAACACCATCTTGTGGTGCGATTGTTTGATCAGAATTGGTTACATAGTTATATGCATTACCATCAACCGTTGTTGTAAATGCCGTACCAGCAGGCATTGTTACCGAAGCGCCAGTAGCATTTGTAAGTGTAAGTGTTATAATAGCAGTAGGTGCAACCACAGATGATGGTGTATATCCTAACATTTTTGCTAATGACACAACACTTGATCTAATTTCAGCACTATCTAGGAACATTTCATTACCTAGCATATTTGCATTAAAACCTAAGTAGTGTGTATTATAAGCCAGTGTGTCTAATAATACTGACATACCAGAACCTTCAAAATCAAAATCAGCAAATTCATTTTGATTTCTTAGAAACTGTTTTAGATTGGCTTTGACTTGATCAAAATCCAATTCTGTAATTTCTAACTTCTTCGTTTCTGTAGCACTAGTTGTTGTAGCCATTATCGTAATCTTTCTAAGAATGTGTCTATTATAACAGGAGTAGGATGATTAACCACATAAAATTCAATCCATACTCTATAACTATTTTCATCAGGATTCGCATTAACATTAACAGCAATTAATCTTACTCTTGGTTCAAAGGTAACTAAAGTCTCTTCAATTTTCTTTGCCAAAAATATTTCTGTTAATGGTGTTGCAGGTTCAAAAAGTAAATCTCTAATACCCGACCCAATTTCTGGGTGAAAAGGTTTCTCATAGTGATTTGTCTGTATAAGATTTCTTACGCTTCTTTTAACAGCTTCAGTCCCACTCAATTTAGTAATATCGTTGGTCACAGGATTTCTACTAAAATTTAAATTTATATCTTTCCATGTTCTAGATTGTCGTTCCGAACTTAGTTGAGTAGAATCGTATGCCATAGAACTATTTATACTGGTAACTACAGCTATCTTTAATATTCTATCCACATATCCACCCCCAAAATGTAATCTAATTGTGAATGTGTATGTTGTGTCTGTTGATACTACTGGTGCAGTACCTTCTATTCTATTATTGACTAAAGTTAAACCTGTTGGTAGACTACCTGATTCTAAAGTAGTGTAAATATATCTAAATGCCTGACCGCCTGCAGCCTTAAATTGTGAGACATAAGTTGCACTATCATCAATTAGTATCTTATTTGCACCACCGAAAGGTCCTTTATCAAAACTTTGAGCAAAGTTAATACTGCCTGTTGGGGCGAATGATGAAAGATTATTATTTACCCAAGTTGTCTTTTCACTATTACCTGTCGTACCTGCTTCAGTTGTTAATATAGAATAACTGCCGTGTATAGACTTTACTAAATCCAAAACACCTTTATTATTTGCAGTATTGATCGCTTGAGGTAGTACAGATAGATTTAAAAAGAACCCAGGTAAATTATTTGTTATTTGTTGTGTAATAGAAGTTGTACTAGTATCAGCGTC